CTTTAAATCTGCCAGCGGTCAACAATTTAAAAGGTCTGAGTACCACGCCTATGAAAAAATGCAGGCGAATGCATACGTTAATCAGAATCGATCCGAGAGGTATTCGGACTTTGACCAAATGGAGTATATGCCCGAGATTGCCTCCGCGCTTGATATTTATGCCGATGAGATGACCACATCCTCCGATCTTACACCCCTTTTGTCTATTAAGTGCCACAATGATGAGATCAAGGCAGTCCTAGAAACGCTTTACCACAATGTTCTTAATATTGAATTTAATCTCTTTGGGTGGTGTCGTTCAATGTGTAAATTTGGTGACTACTTTCTATATCTAGACATTGATGAAGATCAGGGTGTTCGCACAGCAATCGGACTCCCTTCCATGGAAATAGAGCGTCTCGAAGGAGAAGATAAAACAAACCCTAACTACGTTCAATATCAATGGAACTCTGCTGGTATGACTTTTGAAAACTGGCAGGTGGCTCACTTTAGAATTCTTGGAAATGATAAATACGCCCCGTATGGAACTTCTGTTTTAGAGCCAGCCCGCCGCATTTGGCGCCAACTCACTCTTCTTGAGGACGCGATGATGGCTTATAGAATTGTTCGCTCACCAGAGCGACGTGTGTTTTACATTGATGTAGGCAACATTAACGCCAATGATGTAGAACAATATATGCAAAAAGTAATGACACAAATGAAGCGTAGCCAGCTTGTTGATCAAGACAGTGGACGAGTTGATCTGCGGTATAACCCAATGTCAGTCGAAGAAGACTACTTTATTCCAGTGCGTGGCGGCGCCTCCTCTAAAATTGAAACCTTAGCCGGCGGCTCTTTTACAGGTGATATCGATGATGTTAAGTACCTACGCGACAAGTTGTTTTCTGCACTAAAGATCCCTCAGTCTTACCTCACGCAAGGAGAGGAGGGTACCGAGGACAAGACAACCTTGGCTCAAAAGGATATCAGATTTGCCAGAACCATTCAGAGGCTGCAACGCTCTGTAATTTCTGAGCTGGAAAAGATTGGCATTATCCATCTTTACACCTTGGGGTTTAGAGGGGACGATATTATTTCCTTTGATCTTTCTCTGAATAATCCCTCTAAGCTTGCAGAACTTCAAGAACTAGAGCACTGGAAAACCAAGTTTGATGTTGCAAGCTCTGCGACGGAGGGGTATTTCAGTCGTCGCTGGATTGCAGAACACCTATTCCATCTTTCCGAGGAGGAGTTCCTCCGTAATAGTAGGGAGTTAGTTTATGACAAAAAATATGATGCACTGCTGCAAGGGCAGTTTGAGGCGGCTACTGCTCCTCCTGACGCTGGGGGGGGTGATCTCGGCGGCGGTCTTGGTGGGGATCTGGGCGCGGACCTTGGCGGAGATCTGGGCGGTGAACCACTGGGAGGAGAAGCTGGAGGAGAACCAGCAGCTGATACAGCAGCAGCCGACGCGGATGCGGGAGCAGACGATTCAGTCTTACTCGCAACCCCTGATGCTCCCCCCGGAAAGCGAGACGCAACCATTACTCGTGCCGATGGAAAGACAACCACCGAGCGATCCCATGGATGGTACGAGCCTAAAAAAGTAGATCGTAGGGATGCAGGCGCGCGTAAGCGTTCCTATATGTCGAAGACAACACCAGAGATGTTCCGAAATACCGATAGGACCCGCTTTGCTGGCAAACAAGAAATGGACAGACTCACAAAAGGTATTTATGAGAATGTAGAATCTACTTATGATATAGAGGAAAAGAAACTCATCGAATCTAATTTCGAAATAAGAAGACTGGTAGAAAACTTGGAGCAAAATGAAGATGCTAACAAAGACAAGACACAATAAGAAGCGCAACACTGCTTTTCTATACGAGGCGCTCGTTCGCGAATTAACTAAATGTATTGTTTCAAAAGATGAAACAAGAAAGGGAATTGTTGTATCTCTAGTAAAAGAGCACTTCGCCAAGGGAACAGCGCTTAGAAGCGAGTTGGACTTATACAAGACTCTTTACGAATCAGAGGACTTGGACGCCAGGCTGTGTGAAAAATTGCTTAATGAAGTTAAGAGAGGTCACGATCTTTTGAATAAGGACGAGATTTTTAGTGAACAGACAGCACTTATCAACAAAATTAACAAACTCTTGTCTAAGAATGTTTTTTCCAATTTTGTTCCAAATTACAAAAACCTTGCAACAATTGCTCAGATATTAAATCCTGATGTGTCTATTAAGCACAGAGTTCTCCTCGAAGGCAATTTAATCGAAGCAATCTCAGCGGAAGTAGAGTCTGATAAAGAACCAATGGCGCCTATTGACAACCTTGTTTACAAGACATTCGTTAGCAAGTTTAACGAGCAGTACGATGGTAAACTATTGGAAGAGCAGCGCGAGCTATTAAGCAAGTATATTGCATCTTTTCATGATGAGGGATTTGGACTAAAGATCTATTTAAACGAGGAAGTTTCAAGACTTAAGTCAGTAATGGCTACAGCGGCACAGCAAGATGAGATACTTGAGGACGAAGTTTTATTAGAGAATGCAACAAAGGTCCTAAATATATTAAACGAATTTAGAGATAAAGAAATAGATCCCGCAATGATAGAGCAGGTTCTAAAAGTTCAACAGCTAGCTAAGGAGTTATCTCTCAATGGGAATTAGAGTAAAGATTGGTTCTGCTGTCGATGACGGAATGTCCGACTCCGACCTTGCCAATATTCCAGGTGTTAAGGTTCGAATGGATATTCGAAGAACCTTGGATAATAATCTAATTATCTCAGATCATCCCGACATTGATATTATGGTTGTGCCGGCTAGCAATAAAGTGATTGCTATGGCTAAGAAGTTAAACAGCGGCGTTGTCTATGGCGCGCAAGATCGTTTGTTTAATTTCCTAAAAGACCGTGGTGTAGTCACGCCTGAGTCAATTCAGGGCGGCAGCATTTATGCTTCCATAGAAGGTGCTATTCCAGCTGCTCCCGACTTGCCGACTATCAAAATTACAATCATTAACATTGCAAAGTGGCTAGATTCTGAGAAGCCTGCCATTGAGTTTTTGGAGGACTATGAGCAGGAGGTTGTTGATGACTACACTGACCCAGACAAGGAGTATTCCACTGAACTTGGGCAGGTGCCACAAGCCGCACGCAAGGGGTCAATTCTACCCAACCTAACTCGCGGTCCTTATGGCTTCTCGCTATACAATTACTATGGATACTAGAGGTTAGTGTGGATCTGATCTACTTTATTTTATGTGCTTTTGGGTTGACCAATATTTTAGTTTATGGATCTATCTTCAACAAAATAAGACCTAAGCATCACTTCTTCCATTGCCCTATGTGTGTGGGGTTTTGGGTTGGTGTTTTTTTGTTGGTGATGAACCGCTTCACAGAACTATTTATGTTTGAGCATTCTCTATTCAATGCTTTTCTCCTGGGCTGCTTAAGTTCAGGAACATCATACATACTCGCCATGTTGTTCGGCGATAAAGGAGTTAGACATGAGGTTTACGGATCGCAAGTGGGGACTGCAGCCAGTCCGCAGGTGTTGTAAGGGGTCCAGACTCACGCGGGTGGCGCCCGCATCTAAGTAAAACTATGAGTAAGAAACTACTAAGAGAATTTTTCGCACTATGTGACGGCGGTATCTGCCAAGACCTTCTAACCGAAGCTGAGAAGAAGTTTGTGGCTGAGGGCGGCATGATTTTAACTGGTATCTGCCAGCGCGCCAACACCCTTAATGGAAACGGTCGTGTATACAATGAGCAGATCCTCCGACGAGAGGTAAAGAATTATCAAAAACTTATTGATGAGAATCGTGCCCTCGGTGAGCTTGACCACCCCGATAGCTCTGTGGTGACGCTTGAGAAGGTATCTCACAAGATAACTGAGCTTTGGATGGAAGGTGATGATGTTTACGGTAAACTTCAGGTTCTTCCTACACCCGCTGGAAAGATCCTTAGATCCTTGGTAGAGAGCGGTGTTCAAGTTGGCATCTCTTCTCGCGGTCTTGGGTCTGTACGCGAGCAAAATGGACAGACCATTGTTGAGGATGATTTTCAACTTATCTGCTTTGATATGGTATCTGAGCCCTCAACCCCCGGCGCCTTTATGATGCGCGAGCACAAGGAGCCGCTAAACGAAAATCGAGGCGATAAATTAAATCGCCTATTTAACAGTATTTTGGAAGATTAATGAAAAAATCAGAATTAAAAAGCCTGCTAAAGCCGATGATTAAGGAATGCATTAAAGAGGTTATCTTTGAAGAAGGCATTCTCTCTAATATCGTTTCAGAAGTGGTTAGTGGCATGGGTCGCCCCACATTAGTGGAATCTGCGCCACCCCAGCCAGCAAGAGACGAAGATCGTGAAG